GGCATGGTGGAAGTGCTGACATTATTAAAATTTTTATTGATGGTAAACATTGGATAAGTGAGGATTTTGCAGAGGTGTTAGTAGAAATAGAAGTAATTGAATAAAATTATTACTGCCAACAAGTGTGTATAGTCACTAAAAGTATTACTTATCAGCCAAAACACCTATAAAAAAAGGCGTACTAATTAAAGTACGCCATAAACCAAACTAAAAATATGAAAAAAAGAATAATATTAAGGTGCTACATTAGTTGCACTTACTAAAGCTTCAAAAGCTATTACTGTTGCACTATCTAAAAATGGGCTAGGCTCTGTTTCAGTAGCGTTAAATGTTAAATTGTAACCGCTAAACTCTGCCTTCGTGCCTCCACTTATTATATCTCCCGTTGTTGAAGTACCATCTGAGATACCTACAACTTTATAATTGTCCATTCTATCACGAACTACTACAATAGGTCGAGATTTAACAATCAATGCTAATTCTCTTGCGCTCTCCATAGTTTGCTTTTTTAAGGCTACTACTAGAGCTTGTTCATACGTTGAAGTTCCTGCGCTTATATCTTGCGTGAATGGTTCGTTGTATGTGTTTCCATCTGCTAAAAGGTCATATTTAAAGACCTCTGTGATTGCTACATTTACCGCTGTTGCTTCCACGTTTGTTACAGTAAAACTATCTTCTATGTAATCCATCAAGTAAATAGCTTTTAAGCCACCTATTGCATCACTACAAGGTTCAGTTCTACCACTGGTTAATAAACATGCCATAATCTTATATATGTATTTTAAATAAAAAAGGTGGTAGCCTCATAGATTACCACCTTTTAAATATGATTAATTAATTATATTATGCAGTTGTAGTTAACAACCAAACAATATCCTCAGAATTATAGTAACCTACACCTCCGTTATATACTACTTTACCTCTTACTTGACCTGTAAGTAATCCAATAGAATCTTCATCGACTAAAGACATTTGGTTATGATCTCCTTGTAAACCAGTTGCAAATACTACGTTTTTCTTTTCAAATATTACAATAGTATTATCAGGTAAACCATTAACCTCAGTTAACATATATTTACCAAACTTAGCTTGCTTGTCATCAGCTGTACCATCATTTGCAATACCTTTAGAAATTAAGTAAAAAGAGTATGCTTGAAATACATCAGGACTAACCGCTACTGTCAACGCTTTTCTTCTAATTGAAGTTGGCACTGCTGCTAAAGCTGCTTTTAAATTTGCTTCTACATTTGCTTCAGTGGTTGCTGCTCCAATAGCAGTAATACCATTGTTAGCTTTTATAACATCTCCATCTGCTGCAAATTGAACGATAAGACCATCTCCAATCTCTCCTCCTGTTGCGTTAACACCTGACCAAATTTCCTCATCTACTTTATCAGCTTGTGAAGATAATACTTCTAACTGAATAGCCTCCATAATATCACGTGGAGCGTTAGGATTTGATGCTGATGCACCCATAGAATCCTCTGACCATGTTTGTCTGAAATCTTCTTTACAAATATCAAAATCATTCTTTACCTTTTTAGGTTGAATAACTTTCTCTGATAATACGACTGCACCCGCTGGAGTATGACCACAAGAGTAATCAGTTGTTCCATCCGTGTATCGTATTTTTCTAAGATTCATTTTAAAGTTAACGTTTTCCGCTACCGTTAAAAGTTGTAATCTTAATGTGTCTGCCTCTTTGAAAGACTTTCCAATTATAGCACCTGCGACTTTGCCCGCATAATTGCTACCTACTGTTACAGTTGTCGCCATTGTTATTTATTGTTTCTCATTAATGTTAATAATTCGCCTTGTGCCGTTAATTGAACAGAAGCAGTTTCTGGTTGTGCTACTATTGGTTCAACTTCTGGTTGCTTGTTTAATTCTGCTTTTAGTTCTTTAACTTCAACATCTTTTTCCTCTACTTGTTTAGAAAATTCTGTTTTAAAGTCTTCAAACTTTTTGTTTTGATCCTCGCTAAATTGCGCTAACATATCCGCTAACGTTTCTTTAATAGCGTCTAAATTCATTTCTTCCGATGGTTCAGCAGAAACTTCGTCTACTACTTCTTCGGCTTTTACTTCTACTTCCTCAACCTGCTTTTCTGCTACAACTTCATCGGCTGTAAATAAGGTTTTAAAAGCATCTAAAAAATCCTGCTTTGTCATGTTTATATTTGAATTAAAATTAATCTCCTCTAAGCCTAATAATGCGTCTATACTAAACCCGTTAAAAGTGCCATTTGTTGCTTGTTGGTATATCTCAGGCGATACTTTAGCCATTGTTACCCATGTTCCCTTTTCGTAAGTCTTACCATATAACGCTGACTTATCTATATTAGGGTCTTTAACTTGCCAGGATTCAACAAAAGAAACATCTGATAACTTTGTTTCATGTTCGCTTGAACTGTTGTTTTGGAATCCTTTTTTTATAAAGTCGTGTGCTAAATCGCCTATTGTATCCTCTGTAAAAGTTATATAAAACTCATTACCTCCTATGTTTCTGTATATCTTCTTATCTGGAATTAATACAGCACCTAATAATAAGTGTTGTGTTTCATCAACCGCAGCAAACTCAATCTTTTGCTCTTGTTCGCTTAATGCTATCCATTCATCTTGCATAGCGGGATTCTCTACTAAAGAGATACCATAAACACCTTGCTTTTCTTCATCTGAATATACGGCTTCATATACTTTCATAAACAATTAACACAAATATTATTGTTTTGTTGTAAAAGATACTTAACCAATAGTAGCAGTGTTAACTATATTTCTATCTGCTGCTTGTTGTGTCGTTACATCAGAACCTACTACAACCGCTTTTATAGGTGTATCATCTCCTTGTAGTGATTGTGCTATTTGGTTTGCTCCTGACGTTCCTACGGTGTTAAAAGATGGTGCTCGTCTACCACCACCTGAACCGCCACCAGAACCACCGCCTGCACCTTTAGGTAGTTTAGTTGCAACTATATTTTTTACATTTAATAATCCACTTACACCAATAGCAGCAGCATTAGCAAATTTTAAAGCCGTTTCAAATGGTGTTACAGTTGTGGCTGCTAAAGCATCTGATACACCTCTATAAGTGTTTATTGTAGCACTAGCAATAGCAAAAGCCTTACCCGCTGCTGTTTCTCTACCTACTATATCTGAAAAAGCAGAAAGAACATTAGCAGTATTATCTAATACTTGCGCCCTGTGTGCTGCTTCTAAATCTACTGTTTTTATCCTTGCGTCTGATTCTTTTTGAGAGTTTGACGTTACCCCTGCATCAATTTCAGCAAGTGCTAGAGCGTTGTTTTCTGCTAATAATATAGCGGGATCAGTTTCTATATCCTCAGTAAATCCGCTTCGGTCTTCTAATCTTTGTAGCCTTGCTTCGTCTAATTCTTTTTCTAACGATGCTTGGTTAACTATCTGCTCAGACCTAAAACCTGCTATCTGTGCCTCTGTTGCTGCTAATTCATTTAACGCCTGTTGTAGTGCTACTTGGTTTTCTATATTGTCGCCTGTTGCTGCTATTTGTGCTTGTGCTGATGCAACACTTATACTCGCTTGTTTTAGTTGCGCTTCTCTTTGTTCATCTAATACTTTACCTAACGCTTCATTGGCGTCTATTCTCTCTTTGATAGTTAAACGCTCATCATCTCTTACTTGTCTAAAAGTTTCAGCTTGTAAATCGTATTTTTCAATAAGACCTTGTAGCCTAACTTCCGCTAATTGTGATGCGTTTGATAGTGCTGTTGTTGCTTCGGCTTGCTCGTAAACAGCAACAGTGTAATCTTTTACTTTATCTATTAACCCGCCTGCTTTGCCGTAAGTGTTATCAACACCTGTAGTGACATCTATTAATTCTTTACCCGCCATTTTAGCCGAATCCATAGCACCCGCAAAGTCTCTATCGAAAAGCTTTACTAATGCATCCGCTATAAATCCAGTGGCAGCAATAGCAGACTTGAAACGCTCTATAATATTGTCTTTAATAGCATTACCAAAGTCTTTTAAAGCCTGCAAAGGGTCTTCAAAAATCTGCTTAAATGTATCGGTTACA